ATCACCTTCAAGGGTAAAGGATTTTACAGTACGGGTGGATAGTGCTATGCTTCAGCTCTCGGCAAGCGACCGCTTGTAGAGTGCTAGCAAGAAGCCCCCGCCAGTTACGGCGAGGGCTTTTTGTTTGCTAGGAAAGGGTTAGAAACCCAGCACATCTATTAGTTGCTTACCTATAGTCCGAGTATATACAGGTGGGATAGCTTCAACAAGTTCTCCCCAGATCATCCAATCAATTCCCATTGCATCGCGTGCTTGCTCAATACTCTTTGCAGTATGTCCACCTTTGGGAATCTCATCACGCATAGATCCGTAGATACCTACTGGCTTTCCCTGTTTCTTGTGGTCACATACTGAACCTGTTAGTTGCAGGTTGGACTCAAAGAGTCTATGTCTGCGTACCGTCAGATCAAAAGATGAACCACAAAATTGTACTGGGTTAATCAATGGCGCACCTGGTACATTCTCAATCACATAAGGCTTGCCACTAGCAATCAATGCCTCTCGTGTCTGAGGTATGAGATCTACTTTGTCCGTGCTCTTACCCTGAGCATTGCGTAAATGCTGAGTGCGTGAGTGTGTCTGACAAGGTGGGCTAGCTGCAATCACATCAAAGGTACGCAAGTAATCTAAGTCTTGCAGTATCTCTAAGCAATCTGCCTGTATAAAAGTAAATGGGTAACGCTTCTGCTTCTTGATGTCGATACCAGTAACCTCGAAGCCAGCATCAGCGTATCCTTTGCTCGCTCCTCCAGCCTTACAGTAAAGATCAAGTAGTCTCATCAGTACCAGCCTCGTCTATCGGAGTGGCCGAGAGCGCGACACGCACTCCCTCCATAGCGGTGATTAAGGTATCGTAAACCGTGAAGGACTTGAAGTTCAGGTTGTCCACTACGCTCTCTAAGGAGTTGAGCAATTCCAAAAGCCGAGCTTCTTGGTTTGCCCGAAGCGTCTCTTGGGCGAGCCAAGTGGTCGAAGCGGGATTCACGGGTCCATAAGGTGACAAGACATCTGATTTGGTCTTGATTGTAGCCGAGTGCTCGTGCGTAACTAACTGCAAGTGACTTGTTCTCACGCTTCTCCTCCATTGTCGCTTTCGTCCGCTCCTTCATAATCGGTACGTCCGGCAACTTCGGGGACTGCGTTCGCTCTGGTATGAATACCCACAGTAAGCCTACTATTACTATCAATGATCCAAGTCTTGCCCTCTTGCTCATCAAAACTCCTTTGTTCATCAAGCAGTTGCTTGTATGTCTCTGGGTATAGGTGCGCTAGGCGCACGAGTGCCTTGTCTCTTGCCCTTCTATAATTACGGTAATGGATAGATTGTTTCCCGCTTACCTGTCTACTCTCCATTGATCTTGTCCTCCCACACTATAAGTACATAGACTATCACCATTATCACCGCTATCCCTAACCAGTAACTCATAAGCTCGCTGCCCTTACTATCTCGGTGATGTCTATGGTCTGCCCCACTAGGTGGGCATCTTCCTCATCACTATCCCACGCACTTACCAGTATACGTGCCTCTCTTGGCGCAAGGCTGAGCCATTGGATAGCGTGCTCAGCGTTAGCCCCGCCCCACTCAGCTCTCCCGCTCTCGTCCACTACCTCATACAAGAGGATCAGCTCAGACTTACGCGGGTGTATGGTGTAGATGTTACTCACTTTCGTCCTCCTTTGGAAACAATTTATCCCAGCACGCAGGGTGCGTACCGGTAATCAGCACTTCTCTGTCCTCCATTGACATTTCAGGGAAAGCATTTTGTATGTACTCTCCCGCTTGCCAGCTTTCTACCGCTTTACGATCAAGACTCCAGACCTCATACTCTCCACACACTGTACAGGTTTTGGTTTTGACCGCGATAGTCTTACTCATCAGCCTCCTCCTCAAACCCGAATAGCTGCGACAGTGCAGAGTTAGCCCTGCGTAGGTTAGCGATAGCCCTTGCTATCTCCTCCTGCTGAAGGTCTATCTCAGCCTGATTAAGGCATAGATCTACCTTAGCCTCTAAGTATTCTCTATTCATTACCCTCTCCCTCTATCTGTTCTATTCTGTCGGTTATTAAGTCTAGTAAAATGCAATAGTCTTTTGGATCATCAAAAATAGGATTTTTGATAGCCCTCTCATACTCTTTTCTCAATACCTCTAACTCTCTACTCATCACTTTCTCCTTTTAAGTGGCAAGGACAAGAGCAAGCGTAAGTATCTTGCACACTATCCTCACATAGCTGGTGTCTATCTTGTACGCAACTGCTATTCATTGCCCTCTCCCTCTGCTTCATTTACGGGTAGTACTCTACCCTTCCATTGTGTTTCGATTACCTTGATGTCGTCCTCACCCGTAAAGATATAGTCCCAATCCCATTTACGGGGATCTCCGTCATAGGTTTCTATCTCTAGTGTTACTAAGTATCTATCTTTCATTACGCTACCTCTCCCGTAGGGTTTGAGCTTGACCAAGATACTGTCTCCACGTCATCACTCTCTCCCTCTTTCGCTATCATCTCTTTAAGGTAATCAATAGCTACTTGTCTGCCGTTTTTGTAGCCGGTGCCTACTATTGTGCGCGGTGCTACCTCTCGCGCTAATAGCGCATTAAGTAACTCTTGATTAGTCATTGTGCCAGTATCGGCTAGCGTGTATTTATAGCTCATTTATTTACTCTCTCCCTCTAGTGCGATCTTAAATTGTGCCTTAGCATCGCGTAGTGTGTAGCCGTAGTAAGTACGGGTAAATAGGTAAGCTCTCGCGCCCTCTCCCGCTATCTCACTTATTACATATGCGCCACTATGGCGCACTCTCTCTACTGTCATTCTCTAACCCTTACTCTTAGTTATCCTACTAATTTAGTAAGATAGTACCGCACTCTACCGGATAGGTAGAGCACGATACTACCGCACTAACTAATCTTTATAGCTCATAGGCATAAGCAAGGCTCGCCAATTTATTGTGTCGCTAGTAATTCGCACCCGCATAGGCTTATTCTCGCCCGTAAAGTAGAGCTTGATAGCTGCGCCCTTGCCCGCGATCTTGGCATAGTCTGCCATTAGAGCGGGGTTAAAGGCTACACCCGTGATAGGGCTAGGCTCTCCCTCACTCTTGTTAAGTAGGTCATCGAAAGTCTTAGGGTAGTTCGCGTCTAATAGCTGCACGGTAATCGAACTACCGCTCACGCTCACGGTAAGTAAGTCACCGATACGGTTAAGGCTAACACGGGACACCTTGTTAGATTTAGCTAACTCTATTACACGCTTAACATCAACTAGTGAGATAAGGCTAGGCGATAACTGCCCGTGCTCTACCTCTATCTTACCCTCTATTAAGCGGTATCTATCGGTAGCACGTGCCACTAAATAGCCCGCTCCCTCTCCCTCTAACTGCACGCTATTGAGCGAGTGTAGGCTCTTATCCTTACTAGAGTGAGTACTCGCTCCCTCTAGTAACTCAATTAGTGTCGCATTCTCTACCTCTACCGTGTCGGTTAGGATCTTATTCTCTTGTACTGTAGTCATTACTTAACCCTTATCTCTTAGTTATCCGGCTAGGTACCGGCCCGCTCTCTCTCACTGTCTAGGCGAAAGAGAGCGAGTCACCTACCTAGTGAACTCTTTACCTAAGCACTCTAACATCGTGCCGATACAATAGCCCTCTCCCGTCCACCATACGTGCCCGCTTACCCATATAATTAAAGCGGTTAGGGCTAAAGCTGCGGGTAAGTAAATAAGGACCGCTCTCCCTCTCTTAGTAAGTCTCATTACTCTAGTCCCTCTACGATAGAGCGGGCATATTCATAGGCCGGTTCACTATCGAATACCGGCACGGTGGCAGTATCGAACCAGTCACTAAAGCGGTAAGTAACGCTACCGATATCGCCGTCCTTGTGCTTAATCTCTAGGTATGAACTAGGGCCGCCGTAAGATAGGCATACGACGGTGAGAGTGTAGTTATCAATAGATAAGGCCGGGTCATCAAAATAGTCATCGTGATTAGGGTTATCCATCATCACGGTTAGGTCATCGTTAAGAGACTTTAATGAGTCCTTAATTCTATCTTGGCACGTAGGCTGAACCTTTACTGTACTCATTACTTATCTCCCTTGATTAGATTAGCGGTTTGCTCCCATAGTTTACTTACAATTAAATCAACATCGCCTAAGTCATCGAAAGAGTCTGCATAGGTGTTAGTTCCCTCTAAGTCAAAATCATTCCAAGAGTAGCCGGTATCGGTCTCTAATGACTCGCCGAATGCTATCTCCGTGCCGTTAGATAACACGATAGAGATATAGCCGGGGAACTCATAACTTACTCGTGCCCCGCTTGGCGCGGTCTGCTTTACTCTTTCCAATATCTCTTTAATGCCCCACGTGTTAGCGGTTTCGATGTCATCGAACTCGCCTAGTCTAATCTCGTGCTTTTCCATTAGTTAGATCCTTATCTATTAAAGCGGTTTAGGTAGGTTGCTTTAATGAGTAAATAGTAAGGGACTATTCCCCATAGTGCAAGGCCATAACTGCCGCAGCTTTATAACGATTAGGTAACGGTTAGCCGGGTAACATCGTAGACAGTTAGCGCGGTTATGTCTAGGATCTTAATACAGTAAGAGATTAGATAGCCGGCGATTAGGTCACCGGTTAGGGCTAGCGGTTAGGTAGAGAGTTAGAGTTAGAGCGGTTACTTAATTAGTTAAGGGTTAGGTCAATAGACCGCCGGGGGGACAGTCAGCCCCACAGTTTTCTATAAACTTATCCACAGGTCTGACCAGTTATCCACAGGCAGGGGGGTGGGGTATGACCAGACAAGACCTGACCAGTCACCCCCCGTTGCTGAATCTGGCAGGCGGGGGCAGTGTACTCCCCAACAAAAAATATTTGCTAAAGTCAAAGCTGATCTAGCCTCTGACCTGCGGTTATATATACTGTGATGCACCTCACATTGTAAAAACGAGAAATGCGTTAAATTTCCTGCCTTATATATAGTAAGGGGTTTTAATAGGAAAAGCCCTGAGCAGAAGGCGGTTGGCCTCTAGCGAGGCCCCTAGGCCGAGTGTAGCCTTACCCCTCAGTTCGCTGTAGCTCCTTCGGGCGTTAAGCCCGACCTGCCTAGTACTTTTAGTGGGGATAGGTCTATCTACTGGTAGATGAAACCTTCCTCGCCTAGTATAAAAATAAACCGATTCCGGCCGGTCCCCAATAAATTTTAGGAGATCACGTGGCTGACAATAGTGCCGACATCGCCAAGAGAATCATCCTTGGTTGTGTAGCAGAGGGTATGACCATCGAGCAGGCTTGTGCCTCCGCTGGTAAATCCATTAAGACTTACGAGTACTACCGACGTACCGATAAGGTTTTTACAGACAAGGTTGACCGAACACGCCTTGGTCTTAAGGACAAGAGCTTTGCAGCTTCCGATGTCCACGACCTCACCTTTGCCGAGTTCCGCGAGAAGTTCCTCCACTCTAAGACCTTCCCACACCAGCAAAACCTGGTAGATATGATTGAAGGCCGCGAACCTGGTTGGCTACACCCTTCTATGAAGTATGAGCCAGGGCTTGCATCTAATAGAATTTTATTAAACATCCCGCCCAACCACGCCAAGTCAATTACGATCACGGTTGACTATGTAACGTGGCAGGTAGTACGTAACCCCAACTTTAGAGTTTTGATTGTTTCCCAGACCCAGCAGTTAGCTGCCGACTTTCTCTACGCCATCAAGCAACGCCTGACTCATCCGATGTATGAATCACTCCAACAGGCTTACGCTGCTGGCGTAGGGTTTAATTCCAAGAGCGCATCGTGGCAAGCAACCCGCGTCACCTTTGGTTCCGAGCTACGTGAGTCTAGTGAAAAAGATCCAAACATCGAAGCCATTGGTATCGGTGGTCAGATCTACGGTAAGCGTGCAGATATGATTATCGTAGACGACGCTGTTACCTTAAAGAACGCTAACGAGTTTGAAAAGCAGATTCGCTGGTTAACCCAGGACGTACGATCACGTTTGAACCCTACGGGTAAACTTGTAGTTATTGGTACTAGAGTTTCTGCGATGGACCTATACCGCGAGCTACGTAACGAAGACCGCTACCCTGGTGGACTGGTCCCGTGGAAGTACTTGGCTATGCCAGCGCTTTTAACTACGCACGAAGACCCTGACAAGTGGGAGACTCTCTGGCCAGCTAGTGATGCCCCCTTTGATGGTCAGATGGAATCTGACAAGAACGAAGACGGCCTCTACCCTAGATGGAATGGTCGCAACCTTTACAATGAACGCCAAGCTATGGATGCAAGTACCTGGGCTTTGGTGTATCAACAACAAGATATCTCAGATGATGCCATCTTTGATCCGGTATGTGTGCGAGGTTCTATAGATGGTATGCGTAAAGCAGGTCGCCTTGTTCCTGGTAACCCAGGCCATCCGCGTGATGTTAACGGCTTTTCTTTTATTTGTGGTCTTGATCCCGCTATGGTTGGTGATACAGCCGTCGTTTGTTACGCTGTTGATCGGGTTACACATAAACGCTATATCGTTGATGCTATTAAGATTACTAGGCCAACGCCTGCTGCGATACGCCAACTAATCTTTGACTGGACTTCCTTGTATAGTCCTAGCGAGTGGATCGTGGAGAAAAATGCTTTCCAATCATTCCTTACGCAAGATGAGGGCATCCGCCAGAACCTTGCCTCACGAGGCGTGTTACTGCGAGAGCATCACACGGGTAACAACAAATGGGACTCGGGTTTCGGTGTTGCGTCTATGTCAACACTGTTTGGCACCAAGCAGTTCGACGGTAAACACCACCGCGACAATTTAATTCACTTACCTAGTGACCAGACTGAAAATGTCAAAGCTCTTATCGAGCAATTGATTACGTGGTCACCTACTACTAAAGGCAAGACCGATATGGTGATGGCCTTGTGGTTCTGTGAGATCCGAGCACGCGAGATGCTCAACCACGGACTCCACCAAAAGCACCATATGAAAAACCCATTCCTGTCTCGTTACGAGGTAGGCAAGCGAACGGTTATCAATATAGATGAACTGCTCGCCGAAAAAGATCGCACGTTCATCTAATAAGGAGATAATACAAAATGGCAGCAAAGAAGACAACAGCACGCGAAGCAGCAAGAGTTCGCAAAGGCGGAATGACAGCAGCAGAAAAAACAAAACTTAAGAAAGAATTAAAGCCTCTTAACGAAGGTTCACGAAAGAAGTCTGGTGGATCTCTAGTTTCCGAAGTTGCTAAGCGCTATAAGATTACAGCACGAGAAGTACGCGATATTGCAACAGCACTTGGTACTGCTGCTCAAAGCACTAGAAATCCAAATGTTTTGGGAACTAAAGCTAAAGCAGGAGCTTCTACTCGACCAACAGCAACAAAGATTATTGCAAAGCAAGTTAAAGAAGCTGCAGTTGCAGCAGCAACTGGCAAAAAGGGAACTACCTCACCACGGCTTAGAGATACAGGAAAAAAGATTAACCTTCTTGCACCTGGTGAAAAGAATAACCCAATCTTTAGAAAGCAAGAAACTATGCCAGTGTTTAAGTACCAAGGCAACAAGAAGCGCAAGTAATGGCAAATATGAAAAAGCCTGCGCCTAAGAAGCCTACAGTTTCTCGCGCACCATCAAAGAGTGTTAAGACTCCAATGCCTAAAAAAGAAGGCGCTAAGTCTGGTACTAAGAAGTTAATGTCTAGTACGACTAAAAAGGTCAAAGTAGAAGGACCAAGCAACTACACACCAAATAGCAAAAAGTATCAACTTCCAATGACACCTGCTCAGATGCAACGCTACAATAAATTGGCAAGCAGTCCTAAGACTAGTGACACACTTTTTACTATTCCTAAAGGCGCTGCAAAATTGCCACAAAAGGAAATTGATGCAATGCAAAGACGTAGAGTTGCAGACCGTAAGCGCACATTAGCGCGTGCTGAATCAGTTATTCGCCGCACTAAAATTAAGTAATTTAATCAATCGTTAGGACAACAATTGTTATCAGTCAAAGAAGTTGACGCTAAGCTAGCACGCTTACGTACTCGCTCATCAGCGCGAGATCAACGTATGCGTGATGTGCTCTCGGTGCGTCAGGGAGATATCTCTAAGGTATACCCTG